AAGTGATGTTGAGTTATTAAATGTTACACTGTCTGCTGGAGTAATAACTCCTGTTGTAGAAATTGCTTCAACCACAGGGATTGATACAAAACCTGCTCCTGTAATTGTAATAGATGTTTGAGCATTGGTTATGGTATCAGGTGAAATGGATGTAAATGTTGGATTTTGTAAAGCAGTGATTGCTTGACCATTTAATGTAATTGAATTTGATGCAGTAATACTATTTGCAGAAATATCTCCTGCAGTGGATACTGTATCCCCGCTATCACCAATTGTGAACGTGGTTCCTGTTCTAGGTGATATTTTATTTACTTTTACTTCACTCATATTATATGCCTATCAATGCCTTTACTTCTTCTTCGCTTAATCCAAGATCAATAAGTTTTTGTTTGCCAGATGCTTTTTTATTTATTGCGTCTTGTTCAGCATCTTTTAATTCTTGTATCTTTGCATTTACTTCTGCTTCAGTTGGCATAGTTGCACCATCTTTAATAATCTCTATACACTCATAACACATTCTATGTTCGTTAGGAATTTTGTTTCCATTGTCGTCATGTGTTTTCCAACCATACCAATTAGGTGTATCTAAATTAAAACTATGTAAAGCTAATTGTAAATAATCTTTATCCATTTTATGTATCTCCCAATCTAACAAAAGTCATAAAAGTTTCATTTCTAGTTGTTTGACCAGCAAGATATGATGAAGCATTTAGACTTGATACTTCAAATTTAACTTTTACATTTGATGTATCTGTTACATCAATTAATGAATTTACAGAAAGATTTCCTAAAGCATTATCAAAACCATTTGTACATTTAGCTATTTCACTATAAGTTGAATTATTTATTGTGGTAAATATTGATAATGAAATATTATCTGCACCAACAGCATTTGTTCTTCCATTAAAAGCTACATAATATATTCCTGTACTTGGAAATGTAAAAACACCAGAACTTTCTGTCATTCCTGTTCCTAAAGTTCCTTGACCAGAACTATCAATTCTTTCAAGATTAGCTGTTATAAAACCATCAGTTCCTGTAATATTAGCAGTTAATCTCCATTGGTCAGCAACTTCAATTCCACCACCAGCTTCTGCAAAAGTATTATCTCCTCTTAAAAAGGTTGTAGCATCTTTAGTTCCTGTTGCTGATAATTTAGCGAGTTCAATAGTACTATCTACAATTTTAGCATTAGTAACTGTTCCATCAGATGGTGTAATTGTTCCAGTTAATTGAGTCGCTGCAATTGATTTATTAGTTAAAGTCTGTGTTCCATCAGTCGTTACAACATTTGCAGGTAAAGTAGTTGTAGCATTCGATGCATCTAAAGTAACTCCTGTAGGAATAGTGATTGTATCTCCTGAAGTACCTAATTCTAAATCAGTTCCTGATTGTGGATCTATTTTATCTACTTCTAATTTACTCATTATATAATTACCAATGTTCCTGTTACCGTTTGTGTTCCAGTGATTGTTACTGGTCCTGCTAATACTCCTGAATCTAATGTTTGATCATCAGATAAAGTTGAATTATGTGTGTTAACAAATGTTTGCGCTGTCATACCTGCTGACGGTGTTCTTGATGCAGGAAGTGTGCAGAAAACAGTTTTTGTTCCTGCAGAAAAATCTACCAATGCATCAGAATTAGATGAAGAAATAATAGTGTCTCTTGATAAAGTATCTGTCGCTGCATCAGTTACTGTGCCGATCCCTACTTCAAATTCATTTGTTCCGTCATTAGAGATAGCATAGTAAGTTTGATTACCATTACCTACACCAGAAACAAAACTTTCGAAACCAGTTTCAGCGCCCGCTAAATCGAACGTACCTGTCCCTGTCGTAGTAGATGTTTCTTTTACTCTATCATTGAGTGCAAATGCCATTACTATTTCCTTATATTATTACGCGTCGCCAAGTCTAATGATTGCATTAGATGAATCAGCAGTTGGAAACTGAATAACGAAATCACCGTTAGTTGCAGTTTTATCTCCGCCGAAATCTAAAACTAATACTGCTTCATTAGAAGTTCCTTTATAAATCAGAGCACTGTTTGCAGTTAAAGTTACAGAACTAAAAGTTAAGTCTGCAAAGTCAACGTATGCAATGTTACTTGCTATTGCTACACCGTTATTAGTTAAAGTATTTCCACCAGCTGTATAGTTTGTACCAGACGAAGAAACTTCGTTAGTAACAGTATAAGCAGTAGTAGCCGTACTAAAACCAGCCAATGATGTATAGAGTGCAAGTTTGAAAGTTGATCCACCAGAATCAAAATCAAACACTCCACCAAGTAGGTCTGTTTTAAAAGAGTCAGGTACTATATTTGCCATTTATTTTCTCCTTAATTATTTTAGGGTGATGGTGATTTTAAAGGAGTACGAATAACACCATCTTGATATTCGTCTCGGCGTCTACGACCTTGTTGTTCGATCGCGTACGATTGTAATGCATTCTGATAAGACTGCGTATAGTATTGTAACATATCTGCAGGACCTTTCAAGTATCCATATGCTTCTACCAGACATCCATATAAAAGTAAATCCTGATATTTATTAGAAACATAGGTGCCTGCTGTGCTTCCTGGAGAAACTGTTATTGAATCTGGTTGTTTTACATAAGCTAATGTAATTAAATAGGTATTGTCTGGAGTTGGTGCTACAACCCAATAATTTGCATCCCAATTAGCATAATACTTAGGTAATCCGGATTGAGTTCCCGGTGTATCATAGTAAGCTGCCATATATGAAGTATCTTTTTTTTCTAAAAATACTTGATTACCAGATGAATCGGTTAATTGAGCATATCTTATAAATCTTAAATCTGATGGAATAGTGACGTATCTATTTCCAGTTTGTAAATTGGATGTAGCATAAAATCTATTGTCATCAGAATCTGCTTCTCTATAAATTTTATTTTCAGCATTTTTAATTATTGTAGTTAGAATAGTATTAGATAATACAGAGTCATCTACTTCTGTATAGTTTCTAATATCATCTTGTAAGTTTGCTAAAGTGTATGCCATTAACTAGTAATCTCCTGACAAGCTTTGCAAGATTTTTTATATCTTGTATGCTCAATACAATGCTTTGGTTTTACTTCCTCATATAAAACTAAATGAGGATCCTGTTTCTCAGGTTTAAATATATTTTTTATCCAATTTAAAAATTTATTTATCATGGTGATATTGTTACCGGTCCTACTGAACACCCGTAACCGCCTCCTTTTATATTACCACTTGTAGCAGTATCTGTATCAACTGTAAAATAAAAAAAATTAGTAACAGCATAATCATCAGAAACTCTGACACCATTTTTATAAATTCCAGTAGTTATTGCATAGCCCGCAGCTTTTGCAAGATTGGTCCCGGTGATACCATCAAAATTTGTTGGGTTAGCATATTGACCTGCTATTGTAGTTGCTCCTCTAAATACATAAGTTGTTGAATTAGTTAAACCATGACCGGGAGCATAAACATTTATAATTGAAGAACCTGCTTGATAAGTTTCAAATGGATTCTCTGGTAATGAGATAGTTGTTGAAGGTTCTGTTCTTGCAGTTCTAACATTTAATAATGCAACACCATCTGCTGAAACAGGTTTAGGTTCTAGTTGTGGATGCTTTGCTTCATACTCCGTATAATGAACTAAAGATCCATTCCATTCTTTAACCATTTCTCTGTAAGGAAATTCAGCACCTGATCTATCAGATATTGATTTTGAATGTTTACCTGTTGCAAACTTTGACATTATACTCCTGGGTAATAAGCTTTAGGAGTAATGTAAGTACTTGAATCTGATCCATCCTCTTGTAAAGCTCTTTGAAACTCATCTTCATAAATAAGTTTTAGTTGTTGTGTAAGTTGTGGTGCGTATTTCATAGAAAGATAATAGGCTAATCCAGAAACCATACATGGAACAAATCTAAATGGTAAATCAGTTGCGTTTGTATAAGCTCCAACATCTTGTATTCTATTAATATAATACATATGCATATTATATGCAGCTGCTGTTGCGTCAGGTGTTGGGTAAATATGAACTCTTACTTTATCAATAAATCTTTCAACCCAATATTGATTAGGAGTTCCTTGTGATAATTTATTTGAAAAACCAGCATAAGTAGATCTATCTACTTTTACCATTGGTGAATCAGATTGAGTTGTTGTGTTATAATTTTGTCTTAATTGTGCTTCTAAAATATCAGATATTCCATAAATACCATTTGTCGGAGTTGTAGTAGCACTTGTACCATCACTACTACTTCTAAAAAAATCATACTCAGCTTGTCCTTGAACAAGGTCAATATTAGTGTCAGCTATTTCCCAATAATGAATACCTCTATTACCCCATTCTTGAAGCATTATATTTAATGATCTTCTAGAAGTTTTTAATTGATAACCGGTAACATCTGCTTGTCCAATTCGTTCAAAAGCTTCTTCTACTATCTCATCAATAGAAAAAGTTTTATCGAATGTAGTTGTTCCAGAAGTTGTGTTGGCCATTTAGCCTCCTATTTATCTAACAATATCGTAGCAGAAGATACATTAGTTAATGCTGATACTTTCATTCCATTTGGAAATAAAACTCCATCTGAAGGAATATT